GAGTAGTTGAGTATTGATAATAATAAGCTAACTCAGTAAAAGTTGCATCATTATCTGTATTAATAACTTTATTTTTTGCTTCTGATTTTATCACTAGCTTATAAGTTTTACTATCTGAGATTGTTTCTCTAGGTATAAAGTTAATAATTCGTGTACCACTTGTAGTTAGTATTTGCATATTTTTTAATAAAAAAAGGGGAGGCTAATTACTTCCTCCCCTCAATCAACTATATATTACGAAAATTACACAATTATGTCAATTGTATATTCTTTTAACTATTTGTTCCTACAGTTACAGTAACAGTAGCACCAGTTCCTGCATAAGGATCAGAAGATGTTCCACCACTAATGAAATTTGGTGGCAAAGCCTCTTGAGAAACTAATGTTAATGTATACCCACTCATATCACCAAATTCTGTTCCAGTTGCAATCGTTCCACCAGTTACTTCACACCCATGATAAAGTCCTAATTGAAAGAAATTACCGTTTCTGTCTTCTACACATACATGAGGTCTTCCAAAAGCCATTAATTTTAATTCTTTATGGTCTTCTTTAGTTAATTTTGGTAATGTTAAAGTAAGTGTACTTTCATAAAAAGTAGTACCGTTTTCTCTTGAACTGTTTACTGCAGTTTCTAAGGAGTTTGTTCCTTTTAAATCATATTGTAGAGCAGTAATAGTTCCAGTCAAAGCAGTAATCTCATCATCTGTTAATGTTACTGTGCCTAATTCGCCATAATCAACGAACCAAGCTCTAACAATACCACCGATTACATCTTTGCAATTTAGAGCTCTTCCTATTGATAAATCACATGCCATTTTGTTTAAATTTTAAGTAAAG